AAAATCACGATTCCATACCGGCCTCGTCCTATATGGGCGAAAACAATTCATCCGGCGTTGGAATCCCATCGTTTCAGTGTTCTCGTTTGTCATCGGCGTTTTGGAAAGACCGTCGGCAGCATAAACCACATGCTGAAAATGGCGATACTTTGCAAGCGCGAAGCGCCACATTATGCCTACGTTGCTCCGTTCAGGAACCAAGCGAAAATGATTGCCTGGCAATACTTGAAACATTATACGAGCGTCATTCCTGGCATCAAGACGAATGAATCGGAGCTGTTCATTGAGCTTCCGTCTCTACATAAGGGATGGCCGGGGGCGCGGCTTCACGTCATAGGTGCCGATTATCCCGACGCTTTGCGCGGGACGTATTGGGATGGCGTCATATTGGACGAGTTCGCGCAGATCAAGAGGGAGCTGTGGGATGAAGTTATTCGCCCGTCGTTGGCTGACCGTGAAGGATGGACGGTCGTGATCGGGACGCCGAAAGGGCAGAATCAATTTTACGAAATGTTCCAGCGTGCGCAGCGTGAGCCGACTTGGTACTCCTGCTTGTATCGTGCAGATGAATCCGGCGTTCTTCCGCAGGAAGAGCTGGACGATATGAAAAAGGACATGACGGAAATGGCCGTGAGGCAGGAGCTTTACTGCGATTTCTCGGCTTCGGCTTCGGACATCGTTCTTCCGATTGACCTCGTTTCCGCGTCCTCGGCGCGGGAGATTATGGAGTCTATGGTGCAAGGTCAGCCGATGGTGCTGGGCGTGGACGTCGCGAGGTTCGGCGATGATGCGACAGTCATCACGGCGAGGCGCGGCCTTTCGTGTATGAAGCAACACACCTTTCGAGGGCTGGACACGATGGCCGTGGCGGAGCGCGTTGTTGCAGCAGTGAATCAATATAACCCGGACGCGGTTTTCATCGACGTCGGTGGCATCGGTGCTGGCGTCGTCGACCGGCTGCATCAGCTTGGATATGACGTGACGGAAATCAACTTTGCATCGGCGGCAGCGGATGAAAGATATGCCAACAAACGGGCGGAAATGTATTTCAAGGTCCGCGATTGGATGGAGGGCGGCGGGGCGATTCCGAACGAGCCGCTGCTGAAGAGTGAGCTTTCGATTGTGGAATACAAGTTCACGCCCGCCGGGAAAATCATTCTCGAACCAAAGGAGAAGGTCAAAGAGAAAATCGGGAAATCGCCGGACACGGCTGACAGCTTGGCCTTGACCTTCGCCATGCCGGTAATGCCGCGCGGGGCCGTAATCAATAAGCGGCTGGCGCGAAGCAATACAACATACAAACTGTTTTGAAAGGAGCGATGATTATGTGCGGTGGAGGCGGTGGCGGCACTCGCGTCGAGTACGTCTACAAAGAGCCGGAGAAGCAGCCGGACCCGACGCCCACGCCGGTCTCGGTGTCTGATGTGACAAAATCGGCGTCGGCGGAACGTGCGGCGGTAGACAAGCAGAGACGCAAGAGAGGCCAGAGCGCGAACGCGGTGGCAACGGACCGGCAGCAGGGGACGATCCTCGGCAGTGTGTCGAATGCGTTGTCGAATTTCCGGCAGACTCTTGGATGAGGTGAGACAATGGCAGGACTGGCAAGGACGCCCCCGCTTATTACAGCGAGCGACGGGGCGAAACAAATCGGCCTGACGCGCCGGGAATGTACTTCGATTATAGGGGCGCTGAAGAAAAAGCGGCTTCCCTATCTCGACCGATGGCGGGCAATCCGTGACTATGAGCTTCCCTTCACGGGGGAGCTGGACGAGACGCCGGACGAGAACGAACAGGCACGCAGGCACGACGACCACATTTATAACGGCACGGCTTGGGCATCGAATCAAGTCTTCGCGGCTGGCATCATGTCAGGGCTGACGCCGCAGAGCAGGCAGTGGTTCAGATTGTCGTTCGCGAACCGCGAGCTTCAGGATATGGCGGGCGCGGGGAAGCTCCTCGACGACCGGCTGGACATCCTGAACGACGTCCTGAACAAGAGCAATTTCTATAATGCGATTCACTCCTGTTATTTGGAGCTTGCCTATGGACAGGCCCCGCTCGGCGTTTTCGCATCGACGGAGACCGGCGTGCATTTCATCCCGTTTTCGGTTGGATCATATTTCCTCGACGTCGATGCAGATGGGCAAGTGAACACATTCGCCCGGGAATACTGGATGACGCTTCGCCAGCTTGCGGACAAGTTCGGGATCGAGAATTTGCCGAGGACGCTGCAAGTCGCTTTTCAGCAACAGTCAGCGCATGACGAACGCCATAAAGTATATTGGCTCGTCACGCCGAACCGATGCGCGGAGCAGGGACGGATTGACAAGTTCCATCTTCCCTATGTGTCAGTGTATTGGACGGAGGACAGCCAAGAAAACGAATGGCTGGACGTGGGCGGCTTCCACGAGTTCCCCGTTCCGACGGGGCGCTTCCTCGTCACGGGCGGGGCTGCCTATGGCAAAGGCCCCGGCTGGTTTGCGGAAGGCGACAGCAAAGGGCTTCAGCTTTTGGAGCAGGACTACTTGACGGCGGTGGAGCTGGGCGTCAAGCCCCCGGTTCAATCGGACGCGAACACGGCCATGAAGGGCATCAACTTGATTCCGGGAGGCAATACAATCACATCGAACGGAAACGAGGTCAAGCCCCTTTTCCAAGTAGGCGTTCATTTGGAGCACTTGCAGGCGAAAATCGAGGAGCTGAAAGACCGCATCAAGCGAGCCTATGCAGCCGACCTCTTCCTGATGCTGGACTCTATGGAGCAGACGATGACCGCGAGGGAAGTCATGGAGCGGACGCAGGAAAAGATGCAGCAGCTCGGCCCCGTAGTTCAGCGGATGCAGTTTGAATTTCTCTCGAAGATCATCGAACGCGTTTATGCGATATTGGACAGGGCGCACATTTTCCCCGAGCCGGATGATCCACAACTCGCGCAGGCTCTCGCGGAGGAGGAAATCACAATCGAGTATATTTCCCCTCTCGCGCAGGCGCAGAAACTTTCCGGCCTCGTGAATATCGAGCAGGCGGTCAGCTTTGCGGCGCAAATCGCACAGTTCGATCCGTCCGCTATGGACAAGCTCAATCTTCCCGCGTCGGTTGATAAGTATTGCGATATGCTTGGCGCACCGGCGGCCATCCGTCGGACGGAAGACGAGTACGAGGAAATCCAAAAACAAAAGGCCGAGGCGGCAGCGCAGCAGCAGCAAGCAGCGCAGGCAGCGGCGGCGGCTCAAATGGCCGTACCGTTGACGGTGGCCGCAAAGAACATGACCGAGGCGGCGAACGACGGCAATCCTGCCCTCGCTCAAATGCTCGGCATGGATCGGCTCGGATTGGGAGGGAGGATGTAAATGACGGCAGAAACGCAGGCAAAGCGCATCGCAAACCTTCGGGCGGAGGAAGTACGACGCGACGAAGCGGCTCTCCGCTATATGCTGGCGGACGAGCGCGGGCGATGGTTTATCTCTCGGATGCTGGAACGCTGCCATGTGTTCAGCACGACGGCAAACGACGACACGAATCGGATGCTGATTATGGAGGGAGAACGGCGCGTTGGCGTGGAGCTGTACGACAATTTGCGGATGCTTTCCGTCATCGACGAAACGGGCTTATGCGAGGAACAACGTCGGACGGCGGAAGCAGAATATGGTCGCTTCATGGTCAGATACAAAACAGGAAAGGAGCAGGACAATGCCAAAATTTGAAATGGCGGATGTGGATTTTGACCTTCAGCTTTTCGGAGAGGAAGGAGGCGGCGCTGATGGCGGCGGGGCGGAAGCTGCTGCTGGCGAAAGCGGCGGAAGTGGAGAACCCCTTGCGGGCGGCGCGGCCCCTGCCGGGGAGGAAGCGGCGGCAGGAGAAAAGCCGGGAACAATCCTCGGAGGAACCGAAGAGGAAGCGGCTTGGGATTTCAGCGGGCTTGTGCCTGAAGGCATGGCGTATGACGAGGGCGCAGCGTCCGCGTTTACCGCCGTAGCCAAAGAAGCCGGGCTGACCGGCGAACAGGCGCAGAAAGTGGCGGCCTATGGCATGAAGTACGCGCAGGAAGGCATGAATGCCGTTCTCCGTGCTTGGGCGGATCAGGTCGGCGGCTGGGGCAACACCGCAAAAACGGAGCTTGGCGCGGCCTTCGATTCGACCGTTCAGAAAGCCGGAACCGCTTTGGAAGCATTGGAAAAAGTCTCGCCTGGCATTAGGCGGGCACTCGACGAGACCGGCGCGGGAAACCGCGTGGAGTTGATTCGTGTCTTCGCGGCCATCGGTGAACTCGTCGGCGAGGACAATTTCCGAGGCTTTGGCGCGATGGCTGCAAATCAGTCATCGCATTATGATAAGACCGATTTCAGTAAATATTGAGAATGGAGGAATGAAAAATGTCTATCTTTGGCAGCGAGGCGTTGACTCTTTCTGATATGAGGAAGCGCCTGAACCCCGACGGCTCGACGGCTTTCATCGTTGAGGCGTTGGAACAGTCGAACCCTATCCTGAAGGATATTCCGTGGATTGAAGGCAATCTCAAAACGGGCAACGTGACGACGGTCCGCACGATGATTCCGACGCCGAGCATCCGCAAAATCAACCGAGGCGTTGCACGCGGCAAGTCCAAGACGAAGCAGGTACAGGACACTTGCATGATCCTCGAAGATCGCAGCGTCGTCGACATCGAGCTGATTGCGCTTCAGAAGGACAAGGAGAAATTCCGTGCTTCCGAGGACGCGGCCTTTGTTCAGGGATTCAGCAACTATGTGGCGGAGCAGACCTTCTACGGCGATACGTCGGTTGAGCCGGGCACGTTCAACGGCATCAGCGTTCGCTACAATGAATATTGCAGCAACGCAAGCGAGAAAGGCGATCCTTCCTATCAGGTCCTTTCCGCCGGTACGCCGGGAAGCAACACCAACACCACGGCATTCTTCATCGGATGGGGCCAGAAGAACACCGTCGGCATTTACCCGGAGGGAACGCTTGCCGGTCTCAAGATGCGCGACCTCGGCGAGCAGACGGTCCTTGATCCTGAAGGGCTGGAATATCAGGGCCTTGCCACGTTGTTCACATGGAAGTGCGGCCTTGCGATTCAGAATATCCGCGCGAACGCGCTGCTCCGCAATATCAACGTTGCAACGCTCGGCAGCCTGAACGCGTCGCAGAAGCTCACGATCATGGATGCACTGACCAAGACCAAGAACCGCATTCAGAACTTGCAGAACGGCGACAAGAATGTTGTTCTCTATGTTTCGGGTGAAATGTACGATTTCTTCGAGACGTACATGAACGACAAGAATAATGTTTTCGTTACGCAGCAGACGCTCATGGGCGCAATGCCGCAGCTCTATTTCAAGGGCATTCGCGTGGAGAAGTGCGACGCGATCAGCGAGACCGAGACGGCTTGCCCGGCGAAGGCTTAACGGATGAGAGGAGGAAACAGATCATGATTTTTGATGGCGAAAATTTGTTTTTCGACAAGAAGACGCTTTCCAGCGGCTCGATGACCAGCGACATTCTCGACGTCGGCCCCGGTGAAGCGAGCGACAATATGCATCTCGTCGTGAACGTAAACACTACGGAGACCACCGGCACGATTTCCTTTGCGCTGGAAACGGCTGACGATGAAGACTTCACGACTCCTGTGCAGCTCGGCGCTTATTCCGGCGTTCCGCTTTCGACGAAGCTGCCGCGCGGCAACAAGGGCTTCCTGCGCTTGACGGCAAAGAACACCATCGCCAGCGGCACGATTACGGCTGGCCTTGTCCTTGATGACAATGTAAGCTACATTCCCGACGTGAAAACGTACGGCACGAGCATCACGCTTCCGTGATGGCAGAGGCGGGGCTTCCCGCCTCTTTTCATGCGCCCGACGTTTTCGGACGTGTGAAAAGAGGAAGGAGGCAACACTATGACAAGTACCGATATTTGCAATTTGGCTCTCGCGTATCTCGCGAAGGGCCGCATCACGTCGTTGACACAGAACACGGAGGATGCGCGTCAATGCGCGATGCACTATGACCACTGCCGGAGGCTACTTTTGCGCTCCTATCGCTGGGGCTTTGCGCGAAGGATTAAAAAGCTCGCGCTTTCGGCGTCCAGTGTTCCCGGCTGGGAATACGTCTACGGCTACCCGTCGAGCTGCCTTTCTGTTCGTTTCGTCTTCACGGAGGACGGCGCGGAGAGAAAGGAAATGACAAAGGACGAGTATGAAGTGGCCGTCGTGGATGGTGTAAAGGTGCTTTGCACGGACGTCGAAGAAGCGTGGTGCGAATACACCGAGGACGTGACCGAGGTTGCGAAGATGACGGAGGAGTTCGTCGAGGCGCTGGCCCGGTATCTCGCCGCGTCGATGGCCGTCGTGCTGACGGGCAACGATGGCATGATGAACATGAACTATCAGCTCATGCAGACCGCGCTCGCACAGGCACAGACGGAAGCAGCGCGGGAACGTGAACAAACGCCGAAGTGGCCGACGAAATACGCGGAAGCGAGGTTTGGATAATGGGTGCGTTTTATGCAATTCAGCCCGCCTTCACCGGCGGCGAAATCAGCCCGGACGTGGCGAGCCGCGTCGACATTGACAAATACCAGCTCGCGCTTTTGCAGGCCGAGAACGCAATCATTCGCCCTTATGGGGCGGTGACGAAGCGTCCCGGCCTTTTATATTGCGGAGCAGCGAAAACAGCGGGATCGAAAGTTATGCTGTACCCGTTCCGATTCAGTGTGAATTTGAGTTATCTCTTGGAGTTTGGGGCGGGATATGTACGAGTATGGCGGGAAGGGACGTATCTCGGCGTGGAATTGTCCACGCCGTACACTGCGGCAGACCTTCCCGCTCTTCGCTTTGTTCAGTCTGTAGACGTCCTCTATATTGCCAGCGGCAATTATCCGGTCAAGAAAATCATCCGGTACAGCGAATTGAGCTGGCAGATTTCCAATATGTCATGGATTCAGCCCCCGATGGGAGACCTCAACCCGAACGAGAATTTGAAGGTCACGCCGTCGGCAACGACGGGAAACAGCATAACGCTGACAGCTTCCTCGGCGCTTTTTGATTCTGCTGACGTCGGAAACTGGATGGAAATTTCGCAGCGCGTCAGCGGGACGTCCGTCTCGATCACGAGCGGCACGTCCTCGGCGATTGGTGTCGGCGACGTTTGGAAGATTATCACACATGGCACATGGAAGGG